CGGGGCGAGCCACTAAATTTTCAGAGCGCAGCCAATTGATGGCATCTCTGATGAACATTGGACTCGTTTTCTGAATAGCGGACAGTGGTACATAAGCCCGCCCGCGCTCATCCGGCGTCACGAGCGCCGCGATGCGCTCCGGATCAGGCAATATAAACCTATCCAGCATGACCTTCGTGTCCAGCGCGCCTTGGATGATTGCGTCCTTCTCTTTACGCGTCAACTGTCGTCCAGCGCGTTCCTGCTCACGGTCCACCGCGTTCTCGATCTTGTAGCGCAGCGCGCCGAGATCGGCCGCGTTGGTCTTGTCATCCGGATCAATGCCCGCTCGTCGCGCGAGATGCCTGAAGGCGTCAGTGTCCACCGCCGCGTCGCGTACCCTAATCTCTGAAGTCGTCAATACACGTTTCTGTCGCATGAGATCACCGACCAACTCTCGCCCGAGCACTGGCTCCTGCGCCAGAATGCTGTTGTCAGACATCGCGAGCAGTCGTCGCGGATCAGAAAGTTGCCAATACGCTTGAAAGCCGCGTCGCACGCGCTCCGTTTCAACGCGCTCTGTCAACACGTGCACGCGGTCTACGACGTACGATTTGATCTGCTCCTGCTCGGTGCCGGAGAGCTCCAGATAAGCGGGCATGCGCACCAGTCGCGACAGCGTCGCGCCTCGGTTGAACGCGCCGAGTACCGCTGCCTTGTTCGTCGCGGTCAGTTCCGACTGCTCTGCGTTGAACGCCTGCGCGCGCGAGCGTAACTCCAGCATCGCCGCCTTGATGACGTTCGGCTCATCCTTGTACTTCTCACGAATAACATCCTCCATCGTCGCGATCTTGAGCGGATCGTTCGGTGTCTTAGGTCCAAGCTTCTGCCACACTTCCGTCACGGCGCGAATGGCCTCACCGTCCGTTGAGGCGCTCTGCAACTTTTCTTCCACGCGCGAAACATCCGCACCCGTCAGTCCATCTCGATTCGCTTCATAATATCTCTTGGCCAACCGATCGAAGCCGTTCGACAGCATGCGATCGATCACACCAATGTGCGTCTTACTCCGCGCTTCAGCGATCCTCTCGGCCTTCCACTCCTCCGGAAGACCGTTACGCTGCGCGTACTTCGTCAGTGCCGCGATTTGATTGCCGATAGCTGACTGCACACGTGCCGGATCGCGAAAGTTGAGCGTCGCAGCGTCGCGCTCATTGATGATGTAGTTCTGCATCGTTTCGTCGTCATAACGCTGAATCTCCCCCGCGACGTGCTGCTGCACGGCGCGATCGAGGTCTGCACCGCGCAGCACAGCGGTGCGATGAAACGCCATGCGCTGCGCGTCCGTCGTGAGACCATGTGCGATCTCAGCCGCACCCATTTGCCACGCAGCACGCGTCTCTTCCGGTGCTGTGAAAGCATTCTGTCCGCGCCGACTGAACGCGCCAGTCTTTGGGTCGTGTAGCAGTTGCGTATCGAGCGCCGAGAGTTTGCCGTAAGCGTCCGTCAACGCGATCTGATCGGCCTTCTGTCGCTCTTCTTCAGCGATCTTCGCAACTTCACGCGTCAAGCCGGATACGTCGATCTGAGGCACCTCAAACGCGCTCGAAGGAGCGCTCGATGAGAGTCGAGGACCGGGAAGCGGCGCTCGATCGGCAATGCGCGGAACGGTTGGCATGTTTACTTTCCCTTCCACGTGCGGTAGGCGCCGTACGTCTGCGCACCTCCGGTGAGCAACGTGCTACCCGCCGTCGCGCGCGCACCCCACTGCTCTATGCGTCCGCCGACGCGCGCCAGATGCGCTCGCGAACGGAAACCGGCCGCTTCCACACGATAACCCCACGCTGCGAGTCGCGCGTTATTGCGAATGATGAGCTCATCGTCGAGCTGTACGTCGAGCGCCGAACCCGAGCCGACGCTGATCCCCTGTGCGGCGAGCGCGGCGCGCTGCGCACCGCGATGTTTGAACGCTGTCTCATAGCCCCGCGCGATGGCGTCCTCCGCCTGCCAATCAGCCAGCTTGGCGTTCTGCTCCTCCATGGCACCCAGATACTCGCCGCGCGCGCGTGCCGCGTCGCCCTGCCGCCATTGCGTCGTCGCTTGCAATCCGCTGCCAGCGATCAAGAGCGCGGCTGTGGCTCCCATGGTTCAGTCCTAGGTCCGAGGAATCTTTCCCTGCGGAATCGCAGAGAGAATGGTAGCGGGGAGTGGATCAACCTGTCGAGCGAACACGCGACCGTTTGAATCCCACGACCGCTCAATATCCACCGTCATCACGTCGGTGAGCAGCGCGATTGGATCGTCAAATGATTCGACGAAGAGCGGGTGGCTGTCGCGCATCTGTGCCTCGCTGAGTCCGTCAAGCGCGTCGGTTGCATCACTCTCCGGCGCTCGCGCACCGACGAAGAGTCCGCGCGTCTTCTCAACGTAAAGCCCGACGCGATTGACCAGCATCTTCTTTTCTTTGAGCGACGAACCTTCCGCCGTATCCAGATCAAGCGTCTCAAAATCACAAATGTACGGCAATCCGACGTGGATGCACGCGTAGGGGCGATCCAGCGTCACACCCCCTCCACTGACGGTCTTTGAGGTGATGCTCGTGTTATTTGGGCTGGAGACCACGAAGCCGTCAGCCAGCACACTGACGGCCTTTCCATTCAGATGCTCGAGTCCCCCCACCACGTCCACCGCGTAGTCCCACTCCGCTATCGGCGTGGATCGCGCCGCCGTCGGCACCGTAGTTGTCGCGCGTCCCGTCATGACCGAGGGACTGGTGTACGCTCGGAGCATGAACCGAACAACCGCTCCGTCATCAGCGTGCAGAAAGATGGCGTTGCCGACGTCATCGGAACCGAAGAAATCGTCGCTGGCCGAGATAGTGAGCGTCTCGGCGCTGTCCCATTCCGTGCCGCCGGAGAGTGTCATGGTGATACCACTCTCCGCTCCTGCGTCGCGTCCGTCATACGACAATCCGCTGTCCACGAAGAAGGCATCTGCGATATCAGAGAAGAATCGCGATGCCATTCGCTCGACATACCGCTTAGTCTGCCCGTTGATGACGCGACGCACTACTAGATATACGCGATCCTCGTTCCCTTCAGGCACCACGCAGACGTTTTCTACGAAACCGTCGGTGTCATGCCGATGCCAACCCCAGAGCTGCTGCTCTTTGACGTAGGTTAGTCCGAGAAGAGCGCCGTCTGAGCGCACGACCCAGATGACAGATTGCGGAATCTGTTGATAGTCCAAATCAACGATGCTGTAGCCGTCGAAAAGGTGCGCGCTAAAAATGGTCAGATCGCTGCCTTTGAAACCCTCCGTTGAGACGTCGCTCGCCAGATCGCGCAGAATCGTTCCGCGTGCTTGCACGTAGATTGCCGTATCGTTGATGATAACGGGTGACAGGCGATGCGCGCCGTTGTAACTGTACTGCCGAGGATTGATTTCCCCCGGTCGCAGAATCCCGGCGGCGTCTCCGGCGATGACCCATTCACCCGCGTCGGTGAAGAGCACAAGCCGTCCGAGATCCAATAAGTGCTGCACGCCGTTGACCTGTCGTCCGACGAGACTGAAGGTAACCGCATCGTCGTCTTGTAGCGGCGTCGAGATGCCGAGATTGAGATAGTCGGCTGAGCGCGACGTCCAGACGGCGGTCGGCGCCGCGCGCGTGCTCGCGAAGCACTGTCGTTGCTGATAGTAACCGACGGCGGAAGGATAGTTGTCTTCACTGGAGAAAGGCTCACGCGCGACCGGCGGTGCGTTGAGGTAGTCGGGTGCCGCCTGCTGTACGATATTGTAACGCGGCGCCGTCACCGACGCGACGAAACCGAATGATCCTTGATCGTCGTCACCGACGGACATGTACACGTTGTAGAAACTTGCGCCCGGCACGGCGGTCCACATCAACTGAGGATTCGGCCCAATGGCGCCGTCGTATTCGTACTCTTGAGCCGCCGACGGCAGACTCTCGCTCCCCGTCTCAGCATCGATCGTCGTAACCTTCAGCCATGCGCCGTTCCCCACGGCATCCCAAACTACCAGCTCTGTCGGCGGATCGATTGGGTTGCTAAAATCTGCTGCCGTCAGCGTCCAACTCGTATGTCCTAGTCGCCTCAGCTCGTACGGCGGATGATCGAGATGCACCACAGTGATGACGTCGGCCGACTGCACGAACTTTAGGTCCCAAAGTTCTCCTATCGCGTAGGGCGACGCAATCTCGTACGCGATGCGCGCCCCTGACTGATAGAACCGCACGTACAGATGACCAAACTCCAGTACGTAAGTCTGCGCAGCATTGAACACGAACTTGACGAGTCGCACCGCTGCGCTACTCTTCGTAGTATCCGCAAACTGTGTCCCCGGACGATTCGTCACGCCGCCATGTCGCATCACCATGAAGTTGCGACACGTGCGCAATCCGGTCGCATACTTGACCTGATCGGTACGCGCAAAGAGCGACGGCGCGATCTCGCCGCTGGCGAACGAGCGCTGCGCGAGATTAGCCACGAGCGCGGAGAAGCGCGCCGTCCGCTTCTTGATCAGGTTGCTCTTCGTTCGCCGCATTCGCTCGTGCTCGCATTCGCGCCCAATCGTACATCCGAAGCGCGCGTTCGCTGAGCTTGAACTCATCACCACCGGTAAGCGCCGGTCCCGCATACGCCGCGATCAATGACGATAGCATCTGCACGAAGTCAGGCGGATAACGTCCGGTGTCCTCGACACGCACCGTCCACTCCGCCTCAGCGTCGGCGCGGTCTGTGAAGATCAGCTCACCCTCGTCGTCTTGCCCCAGACGGTAGGATACATGCACGCCGTCATCTCGCGTATCGCTGAGCAGACGACGAAGAAAAAGACAGTCATCCGGATAGCGATAAGCGTAGGCCCACTCCGCATTTGGGTTCGCCTCAACGAGCCCGAGAGCGCCGCGCTGCGCAGCGAACGGCCACGGAGAATCACGCAGTGCCTCATCACGCGCCTGATCGTAGACGGTGCGACAGATGTTCGCCGCCGCCGTCTGATCGCTCTCTACGTTCGCCAATCGCTTCGAGTGACCGAGATGCAGCAGTGCCAAATTGCAGATGGACGTCTTGGAGAGCGCCATGGTCTTATACCTTGATGTCTTGAACGACAGCGATGGCGTACCAGAGTGTGTCGCCGCTAGTCGCGTCGCTAATGCAAACAAACTCGAACCAATCTGTTCCCGAGACGGTCACGGTCGGTTCGGTGCCGCCCGCGAAGTACACGCGCGCATCAGACGGCGTGGTGCCGTCGGCAAACGTGAAAGTGCCCGTCGCCGGACCGACGAGTTTGAGCGCCGCGCGATCGCCAAACCCGACGCCTGTCGCGCCGTAGAGCGCGATGATCACCGTCTCACCGTTCGTCGGCCGAAGATCGAACGCAGCGCCGTCGCGCAGAAAGAGACAGACGAGCGACGCCGCGAATCCTACCTCCACGTCGGTGCCGACCGTGCCGTCCACCGACACGTCGGTGACCGTTTGAAAGTGCTTGGTTCCGGTGTTCGTGGTCGGCGTCGTGTCAGGTCCAACGATGTCTTCGGTCTGCGCCGCGCCGTCCTTGTCCGTCCCTGTGATGGTGAAAGTGCGCGCGCTGAGATCACCGGCCGAGTAGACCGTAATCTTGCGTCCGCCAGTAAAGCCACACGCATACGCGCCGCCCGAGACTCCCACGCCATCGAGCACAAGCGAACCCGCGCCGACGAGCTGCTGCGCCGCGCAGATACCGTCGCGATCCGTCGCGACCGGAACATCAGCACCGAACGCCTTGACGACGCTCGGTTCGCGCGGCGCGATGCCGGTCACTCTTGGGTTAGTGGAGATCATACGCCCATCCAGACGTCCACCGAGGCGTCCGCTCCCGAGATGGCCGTCAGCTTGGCCCAGACGTGCCGCCACGGCGTGACGGACGCAAAGCCGTCTGCCGTTCCTGACGCGCCCGAGAGTCCAATGGTGCCAAGCAGCACGCCGTTATTGCCGACGCCCGCCGTGGGCGGAACGTCA